TTACCCATTGTTGTCCGCAGGGGGTCGGCCCGCTCCGCCTTCCTTTCGCTGAGAAGATGCAGCGCGGTGTCCATGTCGAGGTACAGAACGGCGCCGGCCTTGAAGCGGGACTCCGGAATGATTTCGACGCCGACCCGGTCGACCTGCGGCGCCGGCAGGATCGCCAATTCGCTGGGAACCTGCGGATTGTCCACCACCTGCTGCGCCGAGGGCCAGTAATCGTGCGTCAGCTTGATCGTTACCAACTGCTCCTTCGGCCGCGGCGTCAGGCCTTGCCTGGCGTTCCTGCGGCCTTCCATTTCCGCCGCCACCAGGCGCCGCTGGTGGGCGAGGTTGGCCGCATCGACCTCCTCGTCGGTCATGTTCATGGCGCGGCGCTGGAGAAACTCGGCGATTTCAGCGTCGGTTGGATCACGCATCGGAGGCGGGCCGGCCGGCTTTTCGTCTGCGATTACATCTTTCGGCTTGTAGGGGGCTGCCATGTTCTAAACTCCTTTGCGGGGTGGTTGCGAGGATTATGGGTGCCGAACAGGTTCCTTGGGAGGAGGTCATCCGGCACCCGCCCACCCCGCAGGCGGGCATCCGAGCCAAGAGTAAGAGGCCTACTTGGCTGTGGATCTCGTTGCGGGCGCTTCGCCTGCCTTGACGGCCGGATCCTCGGTTTTCGGCGGGTCGCTGCGCTCGGCGCGGCGCTCGTCGAGAAGCTTGATGGCCTCGTTCGGCGGCAGGTTCATTTCCTCGCCATGCGCGTGCAGAACGCCTGAGCCATCGCGCCAATCCATCAGCAGCTTGACCTTGGTCAGCTTCTCCGGCTCGCCCTTGACCACAGAACGAGGCGAACTCGTCGTTGTGGTTTTGGTTTCGATCGTATCCTCGACCACGCCGATTCCATGGCGGGCAATGTCGGCGGTGGAGAAGGGGTCATACTCCTCCGCCTTTTTCTGAAGCTCGCGCAGCGCCTTGTGCGCTTCGTTGGGATCGCGCGGATACGGCGCCGCGTCCTTGCCGGCGGAGGCTTCCCGCTCGGCGATTTCCTGTGAGGTCAGTTCGCGAACTGCCCCAACCGTGACTGTCGTTGTGTCCTTGGCCATTGCCATAATCTCCTGAAGGGGTTGCTTGTTACGTGGATGCGGTCAGGCCGAAAACGTCGGCGATAATGCCGTGCGCCGCCTCGTTGTCCACCTTCAGGCAGCCCTCGCCGATGATGACGGTCTTCACGGCATCGCCGGTCTTGGCAACGTCCGGCACCTTGTGGATCTTGCGCAGCCACTCCCAGGACATCATGTCGGGATCGATGAAGAAGACCCGCCGCGCCGTTTCGGCACTGACCGCCATGACGCGGTTCGGCTTGACGGTGACCGTGCCATACGGTCCCTCATACACGTCTGCGTTGCTGATCAGCGTCTTCTGACCGGACTTGTCGGCATTGTAGCGGAAGGCCGCCACCGCCGGATCGCTCATGAACGAGACAAACACGCTCTTGTTGTAGGGCGACAGGACAACGCTGCGTACGTCGGCACCGGCCGAATAGGCCGACCCCATGATGCTATCCATCAGGGCCTTGGTGAACGCCCGCTGGTTCGGCGGGCCGGCCGTGGACTTTGTCTCCGCGACCGTAAAGCCGGTGCCCTGGCTGAAGCCGCCATTGACGCCGCCGGTAAAGCGGCTGGTATTGGTCGTCAGCCACGACGGCAAACCACCGGACACGCGCGCCGCGCCGCCCAGCGAGGCCACGTTCGAGATGATCGAGAACTCGACGTCCTTGCGGATTTCGATCCCCTTCTTGACGATGTTGCGCTTGGTTTTCTCGGCGTCCCCAGCGTTCTTGATCGCCTCCTGGGTCTCGGAAACGATAAAATCTTTCCTGAAGATCTGGGTGTAGTTGCCGACCCGGACGACCGGCGTAACGGCTCCGAATGTGAACTCATCACCTTCCGTCTGCACATTGGCGCCCGGCGCGGTCAGTGTGTCGATGGCCCATTCGGGGTGGGTCGAGTCGACCGATCCCTTGCCGATCATCGAGTAAATGGGGGTGTCCTCCGGCGTGATCCACTTGACCACGTTGTCGAGGCTCTCCCGGTTAACCTTTGCGGATGTTGAGATAAACGTATTGCCTAACGCGGGCATGAGCCTCGCTCCTTCGATTGGAGGTCATCGAAGGGTCAGTCAGGAATGCAGTCCGTCAGATATCGATATCGACGGCCATGGCATCCTTGAGCGACCCCGACTTCACCAATCGGGCCACGCGTTCCTTCTGCCGTCTGAATTTCTGCTCCGAGGGCTTTTGCGCGCGCCGCTCCAAGGACTTGGTTGGCGGCACGTTCTGGACCTTCTTCGATGCCGTCTTTTGCCGCGACTCCGCCTCTAGGCCCTTGAAGGCAAAATGGCTCAGGAGATAAAAACGAGAGTCTGCATTCTCGTTGATTTCCTGGTCATTGAACCCCAGGTGCTTGGCGGCCGCGCGGGCCTTGGCATTCAGTTCCTCACGCTTTTTCGAATCTCCAAGCTCAGGCATATAAGCGACAAGACGGGCATTCTCCGCCTTGTACTTCTCGGCCCGCTCTTCAGCGGTGCCCTGCTCTTTTGCCTGGCTGGCTTGGGTCTTCATCTGCGTTATGGAGGCCAGTTGCTCCATGGCCGCCTCGTGCATCGCACGTTGCTGATGATAGGAGGCCACGACGTTCGGATCGTGAGAAAACAGCAGGGAACGATCGGGCTCATCCGGCAAGTGCTGCGCCAGATGGTCCACCAGCGCCTCGAAGACGCCCTCGACCTGATTGGATCGCGCAATCACCGACCGGCGGGCCTCGCCCACCTCGGCCGTTTTCATGCGATAATCGCGCTCCCTGAGATTGCCATCGACCAGTTCCTTGACGGTTGACTGGGTGCCATCTGGGAGGGTTACGAGGGCCTCGAAGTCGGTCGGCTCCAGCACTCTAGGCTTGGGTTGGCCGTCCCCATCTTTATCGGGGTCGTCTTCGTCGGGGTCTTCGTCTTCCGAACCGTCATCCGGGTCGTCTTCCGGAGCGTCGGGGTCGTCTTGATCGGGTTCCCTGGGTGGATCTTCGTCGTCCGGGCTGGCGTCCTCTTCGGGCGCTCCGTCCAACGTATCATCGAAATCCAGGGCACTGGCCTCGTCAAGAGAAAGGCCAGTTTCGGCGTAGTTTGAAGCTCCAGAAGGTGCTGGGCTGGCTTCAGTAGGCATGTAGGCGTTTTCCTAACATCTCGTTTGGCGTCAGCGGCTTAGGCGGGCGCTCTCGATGAGGGTCGCTCCTCACGAGTACCACTGTTGGCAGTGATTTCCAAGGCTTGTATGAACCGGCGAACGGCCCGCGCGTTGGCAAGCGCCTCATTGCGCAGATACTCGTCCCCCGGTGACGCATAGACCGCCTCATCGACGGCGTTGTCGTCCAGTTCCTGCAGCAGGCCCATGACCAGTTTGTCCTGCAGCAGGGTGCGGGCCGCTGCCTGCTTTTCGGTCGGCTCCATCAGGATTGTCCTCCGCCCTGCTGGGCCTCGAGTTGGTCGGCCATCTGCTGTGTGATCAGGCCCGCGCCGAGCGCGCCCGCAATGCCGTACTTCTTCACGATGTCGATGATTTCGTCGCTGAACACGACATAGTTGCGCGAGCCATCGCCGCCTGCGCGCGAGCCAGCGTCTAGGTACTTGATGCCAGCAACCCCTTGCTCGCGAAGCTTATTCGCTACTTCGGGTTTGCCCCGTCCAAATGCCGCGCTTTGGCTTATTGGGTGAAACTCGTTGCCATGGCCGTGATGCTCAATGGTGCGGCGCTTGGCGAGTTCTTCTGCCTTCGCCTTATCGGCGAAAGTCCCGTGTCTTTCACCCCAGACGTTATAGACCGTGAATTTCCCCGGCGAAGTTTCCTTTACCGTCCACGGCGTTCTGGGAACGTCTTCCATTCCTATTGAACCGGCAGCACGCTTAACAGTCTCGCTCTGCTCACTCAGCGGCTTATCCCAATCGAGGAACGCGTCAGGATCGGCGTTGATGTTGACTTCGTACAGGTGGCCGGGAGGCTTGTAGGTCTTGTAAGCACCGCTCTTGAGCGCCTCAACGGTCCCCTGCGCCATCTCTGATGGACTGTCTTGCATCATCTGAATTAGTTTGTCGGGATCGCCGCCGTACTTGTTCACCAAGTCATAGGCATTCGCCACGGGGTCATTGTCCGGTATCTTAGCCAACTGATCCCGGTAGTTCCTCGCCACGCCCTCGTTCTCAGCAAAGTACAGCCCATGCCCATAAGCCTGTGCGCCCTCGCCCGTGCCGATCTTGGAGAGGTCGAACTTCTCGAAGTCGTGCGGCGTGCCGTGATAGGCCTTGATCTGCTTCTGCGCTGCCTTGACGGCAGGGACAAGCTCGTCTGCCTTGCCGGGAATGAGCGACATGGCCAGCATGCGCGGATCGCCGCCCTGCAGCGTATTGCCAATCTCCTGACCGACATCGAACGCCTCCTGCGGCACATTCACGAAGTCGGACAGGTTGGTGACCTTCTCGGCCATGTTCGAGGCCGCCCGATCCGAAGGCGCAATGGCTCCGAACAAGGACTCCAGCCCGCTCCTGACCCAGCCGCGCGGCCCCTCAGTGGGCGACTCCGTCACCACGTCCTGCGGCATGTAGGCCGGGTCCACGCCGGCATGGAACGGCTCCATGGCACTCATGGCCGGCGATGGCGCACCGTAGCCAAAGCCGAGTATCTCGCGCAGGCGCCGCGGGTCAGCCATTACTGAAACGCTCCCCTATCCTCCTGCTGCTCGGACTCCTTGTCCTGCATGAACAGTTCCTTGGAATAGTCCTCGACCCGGCGCCGATCATCAATCTCGTTCTGCCGCTCCTGCAGCCGCATGTCGATCTGCTTCAAGGCAATCTCGTGCGCGAACTCCATCTGCAGCTTCTCGCGCTCCCACGCCATTTTCTGCTCCTCGATCGCCTGTTCCTTCTGCAGTTCGGCCAATTTCACCTGCAAGTCGGCCTGCATCTGCTCGCGCTCGACCGCCGCCTCACGCTGGATCCGGGCTTCCTCGAGGGCCGCCTCCTTCTGCAGTTCCATCTGGACCTTCTGCTGGTCGGCCTGGCTCTTCTGGCCCTGAATAGCCATATTCGCCTCGCCCTTTGCCTTCTCGACCGCAATGGCGCCCTCCGCCTGCAGGCGGGCCGCCTTCTCGACCGGGTCTTCCTGCTGCGCCTTCTGCTGCTTCCTCTCGGCCAGCTTCTGCTCGTCCGGCTTGGTGAAGTAGCTGCTCACATTCGGCAGACCCGTCGCCTGGACCATCTTCGAAACGCCATTCCAGACGTTTTCCGGGCTCACGAACGGGTTGTCGTCGGCCCCCAGCGCGGTGAGGAACTTCTCCTGCATCTGCAAAACCATGGAGATCGCCGCCATGTCGCGTTCTCTTGTCCCTGCTCCCAAGCCGGTATTCACCTTGCAGCCCATCTCGCCATTCCAGTTGCGCGGATCGAAGGTCACCCAGCGATCGGTCAGCCAGACCGTGCGCGGCTTGTCCTGATGCTGGACGATCAGCTTCAACAGGCCCTTGAACATCTTTTCCAGGCCGCCCCTCGCCACCGTGCGGACCATCTGTTCGGTCTGGCCGATGCCCTGCTGCTCGATCATGGCCGAGGCTTTCGCCGTCATGTTCTGCAGTGCATCCGGGGCTAAACCCGACGAGGCGTCGCTGATGCCCGTGCGGTCCTCGATCACCGAGTCCAGGTAGGGCAGCATGTTGAAGGCGTCCTGGGTCATGTTCGGCACGGTCAGGTAGGTCACCGCGGTCCTGACGTCGGTGCCCGCCTTGCCGATGATCGGCTGGCCGAATTTCCTGTTATAAAACGCGTCCGGGTTCTTGATCGAGCCTTCCACATAGATCGGCGTCTGATTATTTTGCGCGTAAATATTATCCAATGTGCTGCGCCACAGCACGGTCTTGATCTGCTGCAGGTCGGCGACATCGTCGGTCAGGGATTGCCCTTCCCACTGGTGCGGCCGGCGCTCGATCTTGATGTCCTCCAGGGGCGCGTCGTCCCACATTTCATTTTCGAGGATGTTGTCCTCGGTCAAGGCCCCGGCAATGACAATGCGCCTGAGCTCGGCAATGCCGTCGTCGTCGTAATCCACCCGCACATACAGGTCGTAATAGTCGATTTCCTCGGTGGCGGCGGAGTACGTCTTGCCGTCCTCCAGGTTGCGCCGGCGTGTCTGTTCGGCCTGCTCCTGTTCGTCCTTGTCGTCGGAGAGCGGCAACTCCATCACCCGGTCATAGTCATAGCCGAGCGCCACCAGGTCGGATCTCGTGATCTTCTCCACGGTACCCACCAGCTGCGCGGTTTCGATCGACAGCGCGTCGGGATGGATGAGGAACTGCTCTCGAGGGAAGCATGCCAGCTTGACCTGGCCGGACTTCTTCATGATTTTGACGCGGACGTCGTGCAGGGGCTCCGGAACCATGCTCGGTTGCCCGGTCATGGGATCCACGGTCTCGACCTCAGCCTCATACTGGCTGTGCTCCAGCACCTGGACCTCCTGCGGCGTCACCAGCATCTGGAACGCCTGCTCGTCGAGGCCCGTATAGCGCTTCTCGCTGACCTTGACCTTTTCTTCGAACCACCACTTCAGGATGCCGTTGCGCTGCAGGGCGGCATCGTGCATGGCGTCGTAGATGGCGTCGTAGCCATTGGTTTCGGGCAGCACGACGTCGTTGATGTACGTTGTGGCCTGCTCGTGGTATTCCTCGTCGCCCTCCTTGGTCGGGATGTATTCCACCACCTTGTCGTTGCCGAGAATGGTGCGGACGAGCGAGGGCATGACCTTCTTGATGGTGGCGCGCAGGTCTTTGGAAATGACGCCGGAGCGATCGTCGTCGTGCGGCGTGTCGCCCATCTTGCCGTCGAAGTATTCCTGGGCTCTTTCTCTCGTTTTGAGCGTGCCGCCGTCGGTATCGTCGTCCCTCGCCACCTCGCTTTCGCGGACCAGCTCGGAAACAAGAGCCGCCAGGTCGGAGTCCGACATTTCCTCGGTCTGACCGCCCGGTCCCTTGCCGCCGGCGTGCGGGTCGATGGAGCCGAGGCGCGGTTTATAGCTTCGGGCCATGGCTGGCTCCCTTCCGGGGTTTTTTGCTTTTCAGGTGATCGAGCGCGGCGCGCAGCATGGCTCTTGAGGCCGGCTGGTTGTCCTCGAGCGGAATGCCGATGTCCCACAGCACCCAGCGCAGGTCCTTCCAGGACTTGCAGCCGAGCTTCTCCAGCTTGGTGTAGAGGGCGTCCTCGTCGGCGAGGTCGGCCTCGGTGCTCATTCCGCCGCCTCAAGGAATAGCTCCCGCTGAACGGGCTCCGGAGTGCGCGGAAGGATGAACAGGTCGGGCTGTGCGTATGCCTTACGCACCCGCTCGCAGGCGATGTTAAAGTAGCCCTCGTCGATCTCAATGCCAATCCCGGCCCGCCGCTTCCTGGCACATGCCACAAGAGTGCTGCCCGCCCCCATGAAGGGATCCAGCGCAACACCACTAGACCAGCCTAGGAAGGCCGCCATAAGCGACACCGGCTTTTCGGTGGGATGGTACTCGTTGCCCGTCCGAGGCGCTCTAATGACGTCCTGGGGCCTGCCGTTCGGGAAGTAATGGCCAGGCCCCCGATAGAAGGCAGCGACCTCGGTCTGTCGCGCATGCTCGCCGTGCAAATCGCCCATCGACCAGTTGTCCTTGACCCACGTCACAAGGCTGCGCGGCTTCGGGATGTTGTAGAGGTTGTCCCAGCGGCAGAACACATACCGGCTATGCTGAACCGGAAGGTGACAGGTCCAGACCAGCATATCGATGTCATGGTCGTTGGCAATCGCGTCGTGCTTCACATCCCGATGGTTGGATCGGAAGGCCATGCCATAGGGCGGATCGGTCAGGATGCAGTCATAGGCAAGGTCAGCCACTATCGCCATTGCATCGCCGAGGATCAGCCGACAGTCGCCTATCGTGACCTCTTTGCGGATCATCTAGATGATCTTCGGGGGGTTGTACTTGATCACCGTCGAACGCTCCACATCGGCGAACCTGAGCATCATTAGCGCGTAGCGTGAGGCGCTGATAGTGTCGTCTCTTTCTTTCACAACTTTTCCGTCTTTGCGGTGGTACATGCGGCGCTCCTCAAGCCAAGTGCCGCAGGTCGAGAACACCTTCCATCGACCGGTGCGCATGCGGTCGAGCATGTCCATGAGGCCCGCCTCGACGCTGTTGCTGCCGTCCTCGAAGGTGGCTTTGGAGGGCACAAAGGCCAGCCCCTGTGCGCGGTACTGGGCGGCGAGGTTCTCGCCGGCTGCGGTATCGTTCAATCCATCGTGGGGCCACGCGAAGGGCAACCACGTTCCCCACTGTTTGAGGGCGGCAGCGTGAAAGACTGGGGTTTGCTCGCGCTGTCGATAATCTGCGACCAGATAGACCACGTCATTGTCGCGGTCCCAAGCAAGGCGAGCGCCACTAGTAGGGTGATCCCATCCAAAATCAATGCCGCCGATCTGGGGCCAGTGTCGCGGAATGATGAACGGCTCACAGGTGATGTTCTCCTCGAGGACGGGAAAGATCAGGCCGGAGCCAAGGGTCGGAATACCGAGCGTGCGAGCCTCGCGCTCGTGGGCTGGGTAACTGTCGATGATGCGCTGCCGCTCCTCGGCGCTGTAGTGGAGCGCATCGGCGATCGTCATGGTGACGCGGGCGCGGTCCGGGCTGTCCTCGAGGAAGAAGCGGGCGACGACGGCCGACATGCCCTTGAGCGGGGTAAATGTCTGGTAGACCATGCCGTTGGTGGCGTTGGTTCTGGTAATGCCCTCGAAGTAGACGTCCTCGGGCGGCTCCTCGTCGAACCAGACGACGTGGACGGTGTTGGCCTGCCATTTGGAGCGGCCCTGATCGTATGACTTCAGGTAGAGCGTAGAGAGGCCGCCAGAGCGATGCTTGACGGTGACGGTGTCTAGGGCGTTAGAGACGCCCATTCGCCTTGTACGGGCCTGTATGGCCTGCTGAGGGATGAATCCGGTGCCCCAGTTCTCTTCCTGGTCGGGTGGGCCGACGAGAAGGCGCTGAACGCCATCCCGTGTTAGCTCGGCTGACTCGGATCCAGCGATGGCGATGATGGGGTGATCGAAGGTTCGTCCGGTCCACCAGTCGGGATAGGAGCCAGTGAGGTGCATGGCGAGTTCCGCTGCCCCGGCCATGGTTTTGCCGAGCTGGTTGCCAGCGACGAAGAGGCGCTCGCGTACGGGGAGGGCGTGGAACTCTAACTGCTTGGGATAGGGGTCATAGTGCTTGAGGCGGTTAGTGGCTCGTCGATCCTGGATCGTTCGTTCGAACATCGTCAGAGTCGGCAAGACGCTCTCTGAGGGCAGCGATTGCGCCCATGATCGATTCATCGTCAAGGTCATTGAGTTTGTCCGTCACGTCGGCGCTCATAGCTATGGGCTTACCGTAGGCTCGGTCAAGCAGGGAGTTTGCGGCTGTGATAGCGATCCTGTCGTCCGGATTGGCAAGGGCTTTGGTGAGCACCTCAACGCATTTGCCGGCCTGTTCCTTAGCGAGAGCAGCGATGCCTTTGGGGCGACCGGAGGGGTTTCCGGAGACTCCTGGCTTGAACATGACGGCGTTTGGGATCGGTGATCGACCACTCACGTCTGAACTCTATCTGTTAGCAGACGATGCTGCACTGCAACACATGTGGGGTTTGAGAGCGTGACGCGCTGCAACACCTGAAGCCGTCCCTCAATGTCATCCCTTAGGCATTGGGGCGGCAAGGGATGACACCGACCGCGGATTGCAAGCCTTCCATACGCGTCACGCCCGTTGGCCTAAGCGTATCAAGGTTAGCACTGGTTGGGGGTTCGGTCAAAGAACTGTTTTGTGTGGCGGGTGGATATATTCCGGCGTGTCGCACATGCCATGCACGGCGTCGCCTCTTTCCTCGGCGTCCTGTGTGGCGTCGGCGGCTGCGTAGATGAGGCAGGTTGGGCAGACCTTGAACTTCCGGCCGATTTTAAAGCTGGCTTCGAGCAGCGTCAGGACGGCGAGCGCCTGCCGTTTTTGTGCCAGGTCATCGGCGGTCATAGACATCTCCTGAGAGTCGGATGTGTTCGCCGACGCAGGTGTGGACGCGGGCGTAGAAGGGATCGCGGACGAACACGTCCGGTGCCTGGGCGATGACTTTGGCGTGCAGCATGGCGAGCAGGGTGTGGGCCTCGCTGTCGTTTGCGAATTTGCGCTCGAGGAGGTCCATGGGGTGGGTGCGTTCGTGGTTCATTGGATGGCCTCTGATGGAATCAGGACGAGGATCAGCAGGACGGCGACGCCGATCGTGAAGGCTGCTCCGATCAGGAACAGGGCGTAGGGCTTGGGGCGCTCCGGCGTCACAGTTGTGTTCCTTGGATCCGTGCTAATGTCGGCCGCTCGAAGGAGGGCACTCCCATGATATCCGCATTGTTTACGTTGATCATTTACGCTCTCGTGCTGGGCATCTTGTTCTGGCTGTTTGATTACCTGGTGGCAACGTTGCCGATTCCGGACCCGCCGGCGCGGTTTGTTCGGATTGCGATCGTGGTGGTGTTTGCGCTGGTCTTCATTGCCCTGCTGCTGAATTTGGTTGGGGTGAGCACGGGCGTGGATCTTCCGCGGCTGCGCTAAAGCGCCTGGAGGTTGATGGCGACGGCGAGCCGCTCGACCTCTTCGTAGAGTGTACGGACACTGGCCGTACGTGCTCCCCAGGCAATAGAGGCATCGTAGAACACTTTCGCCGGGTGTCCGCTATTCGGGCTTAGACGAGGCTCCAAACGCGTCATACGGCGCTCTACGTCGCGCAGAAGGTCCATCAGTTCGACATACTGCTGCAGAACGGCGCGGGCGGCCTTGCGATCCAACTTCGGGGCTATGAGGGTGTCGCTCATTTGAAGGTCACTCCCTCGCCGTGCTTCCACTCGAAGGCGCAGCAGTCGGCGTCGTCGGTGATGATGACGCGGCGGGTGATGCCCATTCGGGCGCCGACCGAGTGGCAGTAGTGGTGCGCGGCCGTGACGGCCTCTTCCGCGCCGACATTGCGGCGGACGTATTCCTGCGTGCCGTCCTCGAGGAACTGCACGACATTGAAGGTTTCGCCGCTCATGAGTTCGCCTCGTCCTGCCAATCAGCGAGGTCGAGCCAGTACTCGACCTCGGGCAGCAGCCGGTCGAGTTCGTCCTCGCCGACATGGCTGAGAACCTTGACGCGCGAGCGCAGGGAATGGTTCGGCGATGGATGTTTGCGCAGGTACTCAGCCAATTCCCAAGCGTGTTCCTCGCGCTGTTTCTGGTCGTCGTCGTAGGGGTGTGCTTGTTCCACTTGGGTTTTCTCCTTGGTTGAAGGCCCCATGATATAGGCAATTTCCTACGTGTCAATCTTCCGGCTTGGCTTTTTCACGAAACCACTGGCTCAGGAAATAGAACAGCGCCACGGTGAGAACGCCCGAGCCCAGCGAGAGCCACAGGTCGAACTGCCGGGATTCGTGGCTCTCGAACGTGAAGGCGAC